GGTCTCCAAGTGCTGGATCTGGCCTTCCTGCGACTCGACCTGCTCCCTGAGCGGCTTGATGACGGACTCCGTGAGAATGTCGCAGGCCTTCGCGGCGATGTCGGCCGTGTCCTTGCGTCGGCTGGAGACGGCTCCGATGATGGCGCCCACTCCCCCGCCGCCAACCAGGGCGACGACCACGGCCGTCCAGAACTCGCCGCTCGAGAAAAGATCGAACGGCAGCATCAGTCGGCCGCCCCGTCGGACCGCCATGTCTTGATCTCGGTGACTTGCGCGAGCTGTTCGACGGTGATGGTCCGCGAGTCCTTGGTGTCCATGTCCGCGATGACCGCTTCGACGGCCTGGCGGTCGGTGAAAGTGGCGGTCACGCCACGCTGGTAGTCGCACCATGTCTCCCCGTCCGCGTCCTTGTGGTCGAACGCCAGTCCCAATCGAAGCAGTTGCCGGATGAGACTGTCCTTCGGCGGCCTCAGATCGAGGATTCCGTCCTCCACGTTCGCCGTGGAGGCGGCGTTTTCATCATTGTTTTCGTCAGACATGATTGTCCTCCTTGGTTGTTTCCTTTTTGATCATTGCGCGATGCTCAACTGGTCGAGCGACACCCAATCCCACACGCCGTAGATTCGAATCTGCCTACTGTTCGCCGGGATATACACGTTCGTCCATCCGATCGCGTTGTCCCGGTAGCATGGCAGCAGGAAATTCCTGTTCAGACTCGACTTCCACAGTCTGAGAACGCTGGGATCGGCGAAGAGGCTGTTGTCACCGTCGATCGTTGTTTTGACGCGTCCGCGGAATCGCAGACAGCCTCCACGGTATGCGTATGCCGCGTGGCCGGCGACCGTGCAACCTTTGCCTGTCTTGATGTCCTGCCACCCGGTCTGCCACGTCTGGACGGGTTCGGACGAGCTGGATCCGTCGCCAGCCAGCGCGGGACACATTTCGATCGCAAAATGGTCGTCGCCGAATGGGCCCATTATGAAACGTTCCAAAAAATCGCCGCCGCTCCGGGCTGTCTTCGATCTGACGACCAGTGTGTCCTGCCCCAATTGCGCGACGTCCACAATCTCGTTGGCTGGATTCCTGTTCTTCACGTGGAAGACACCGTCAGTGCCGACCAACGCGGATAGTCCAGTGAACGCGCCATTCGTTTTCTTTCCGACCTGCACGCCTTCCGAGGTCATCTGGATGCATGGCTCCAACGCGGCGACCCTGTCCTGCGCGTTCTGCGCCTTGCCGGCCGCCTGATTGGCGGTGGTGTTGACGGAAGAGACCTTCGAGTCGGTTTCGGTCTTGGTGTAGAACTTCGCCTCCCAGGAACTGTTGTTCTGCGTGATCTTCGAGCCGATCTCCTGCGTGACACCGCTCTTGGTCGCGTACGTGGACGACACGCTGCTGGTGATGTCGTTCTTCGCCGCGGTGATGTCGGATTTCGTGGCGATGCCGGAACCGTCGGACCCCTTGTAGGATTGCACGACGCCCAGGGCGACGGTTTTCGCGGTCTGGTCTACGTAGCTTCGCGTGCTGGTCGTCTCGTAGGCGAGGTTCTGCATGGTGCCGGACGTGGGCTCCGTGTCCGACTGGCTGGGCGCCGCGTTCGGATACGGCGTCCACGCCTTGTACGAGCCTTGCAGCGTGTAGCGGCCGTTCCAATACCCCCATGGCAGCCACGCCCACACGTCGCAATGGCGGCTGTCGAGCGCCATGACCTTGACCTTCACATCATCGGCGTTGAGGATGCGCTGCACCGTCACGCCGAAAGCGGCCGACGCGGACGGCGCGCCCTGACAGGCGTCCTTGATGAAGATCTCGAACTCCGTATTCTGGTCCGGATGGGCGTTCCAGCCGTTGCCGGAATACACGTGGATGAGCACCGACGAGGCGTCGCCGTTGCTTTCCAGATAGCCGAGCTTCACCCACTTCGCCTTGCCGCTCGCGCCTTGGAAGTCGAAAGACCTGACCGCGCTCTTGCGTAAGGCGTCCGTGTCCGACAGCGGCGTGTACGTCTGGCTGACGTTCGACTTGAACCCGGTCAACGACTGCTCCACCGAGGATGCGCGCGCCAGGGCGTTCGACGCGGTGGACGACACCTGCGTCAACGTCGCCTTGTTCGAGTCCGCCGTGGCCTTCACCGCGTTCAGCGTCTGCACGGTCGAATCCACCGTCTTCGCGGTCTCCGACAGTCTCGCCGACAATCCGCTCGCGGTCTGCTCCACCGAGGATGCCTTGTCCATGGCGCCGGAAGCGGTCTTCGCGACCTCCGACACCTGCGATTTGATCGAATCGGCCGTCTGCGTCAGACTGCTGTTCGTCGCGTAGTCGCCCTCGGGCTGCAAGCCGGTCACGTCCGCCAACACCACGTTCGCCACATACCATTGCGTCGAAGCCGTAGTAGGCGATTGTTCTATCCGGAAAAACACGACGCCGGCCGACTTGCCCGCCGGACACGTGAAATCCCATTCGCAGGACAGCCACCCGTCACCCAGATTGGACGTCGAGGACGGGCTGACATACGTGTCGAAGGCGTTGCCGCCGGTCTGCGCCGTATACAAGATTCCGGCGTGCAGCGGCAATTCGCCTTTCACCTGCTTGCACGTCGCGGTCATCCGATACCGGCTGCCCGGCACGACCGGGAACGCCGTCTTCACATCCGCGAAATGGTCCCTCACGGTGAGCGCGCACACATTCGCGCCGTTCGGCGCCTTGACGTCCGCGGCGAGCGAGCCGATCAGCGGCTTGTCCTTGTCGAACGTCGGATTGATCCACAGGTTCGCGCCGCGGCCATACGATTCGTTGACGGTCGTTTTGAAACCGTCAAGGGAGGCTTCGACGGTGGTGGCCTTGTTCAAAGCGCCCGAAGCCGTGTTCGCCGCACTCGATATGCCCGCCGACAGGGAGTCCGACGTGGCCTTCAGGCTCGTCTGCGTCGCGTAGGTCGCGTCCGCCTGCGCTTTCGTCTGATAGTTCTTAGTCAGCGTGGCCGAGATCGAGTCGGCGGTCTGCTGCGCCTTCGACGCCGCCGACACGGCCCCGTCAGCCGTGCCCTTCACCGAATCGATGCTTGACGACAACGACTCGCTCGTGGCCGACAATTCCGCCTTCGTGGAGTATTTCAGGTCGGCGTCCTTCGTGCTCGTGTAGTCCTTCGACAGGGTGGCCTTCACGCCGTCCGCCGTCGCCTGGGCCGTGTTCGCCGCCGACACCGCCCCCTCGGCGGTCTTCGCGGTCTCCGTGATCTTCGCGCTCAACGAGTCCGACGTGGCCGACAGTTCCGCCTTAGTGGAATACCTGCCGTCGGCCTGCGCGGTCGTCTGGTAGTCCTTCGACAGGGTGGCCTTCAACCCGTCCGCCGTCTGCTCCACCGAAGTGGCCTTCGACAACGCCTCGTTCGCCGTGGCCATGTTCTGGCCGACGGTGGACGACAGGCCGGTGACGGTCTGCTTCAGCTCGGTCACGCTCTTCACGGTCGCGTCGCCCTGCGTGATGGCGCCCTCGAGCTTCGTGCCGAACTCGTCCAGCCTCGTCTGCTGTCCGTTCAGCGTGCCGGTGATGTCGGTGATCTGGCCGGCCATCTTGTCGCCCTTGTCGGAAAGACCGGACACCTTCGCGTCCAACGCCGTGATGCTCTTGTCCAAGTCGCCCTTGTCCGCGTCGGCCTTCGCGGCGGCGGACGCGGCGTCGGCCCTGGCCTGTTCCGCCTTCGCGTCCACGTCGGACACGTTCGACTTGACCTTGTCCACCTCCGTCTGCAAGTCGGAACGCACCTGGTCGGCCTTCGCCGCCGCCGCGTCCGCCTTCGCCTGCGCGTCCTGGGCGGCCTTGTCGATGGCGCTCGTGTCCACCAACGGCAGCTGGTTGCCGGCCTGGTCGACACGGTTGACACCGTCCGTCGCACCGGATCCGGCGAGGATGCCATTGCCGTCGCCGGTGTCGATCCACACGTCGCCCGACCTGCGGGTCAGCAGGCCATTGGCGATCTCCAACGCGTCGAGGCTTGTGCCGAACAGCAGGTCGATGCCGCTGGGATTGATCTCTCCATGAGTGGTCATACGTCTAACCTCCGGGAAATGAGGAGGGCCCATGTCACGCGCAGGGGTCCTCGCAGATGTCGAACAACAATGTGACCTTGCCGGATTGGTCGCCGCTCATCTTCATGAGCCGCTGCCTGTAGATCCCGTCCGGCAGGTCGGGGAAGCCGGTGACCGACAGTTCGAACGTTTCGCCGGGCCAGAATGTGCCGAGCGCATGCAGCGGCGTGCCGCCCGCGTCCACGTCGTCCGCGTCGATCGTCCCGGACAATTGCATGAGCGGCCTCGAGTTGGCCTTGAGTTTTGCCTGCGCGTGTGATTCGAGCACGTCGAAGGTCTTCGTGTCCGAGTCGGAGCAGGTTCCTTCGCGCAACGGCCATGGGTCGGACTGACGGCAGAGGGTCAGGTCCTCGGCCAGACAGCAGAGGGTCGCCTTGTCGCTCCCGGCGCCCGTGGCGTAGAAGCGTTGTGTGGGGGCCATCCTGTCGACCTTGAGGTCTTCGATGGTGCCGCCGAGCGGATGGTACGCGAGCGAATGCACGGTCTTCTGGCCGAGGTACGCGTCGCCGTCGGATCCGGCTTCGAACCGGTATCTCACGTGTTGCGAATCGGCCAGATACGGTCTGAACTGCATGTCGGGCCCGCCGATCACGTTCGTGAGCTTCGTGAGGATCTGCTTGCATGACTGGTTCTGCACGTTCCAGTCCTGATAGTCCATGCGCTGGTGGTCGCCTTTCTCGCCGAGCCATGGCAGATCGACGGGCAGGACTCCGGCGGGTTTCGCGCTGGTGCATTGGCGGATCACCTCGCATGCGATCGCGCGTAGGCTCAGCCCCTGCCATGAGAATCCGCCCGGAGCCGTGTGCGCGTCGTTCGTGCCGAAACCGCCCTCGTGCGTGAGGATGCGGTCGCCGAGCACGGTCATGAGACTGTCGAGCGGGATGCTCACATCATTCGGCGTGCTTGACCGGATGCCGAACACGCCGCCCAATATCGGCGTGCCCAGCGAGGCGTCGCCGTCCAGTGAGCTGTGCCAGAAGAGCACGAGGCCGCGTTTGCCGCACATCAGCGCGTCAGCCCTCGCTGAGGGGGTGCCGCCCGGGATCTGCGACCATGGCAGTTGGAGTCCGGACACCTCGTCCTCGCCGGCGCCCTTGTCCCTCGTCGTGGAAAAACTCGAATCACTCACGGTCATCGACCAGGTGAAGCTGGGAATGTCGATCTGCTGGCCGAGCAGTCCGGTCATCGTGTCGCACAGGCAGACGCGCCACGTCACCGTGCGACCCCCTCGTCCTTGACCACGAGCACGCGGCCCACATACGTGTCTCCGTTGCTCTTGGCCCCGTAATGGGTGACGTACCCCGGGCCTTGCTCGTTGAACATGGCGACGCCGATTGTGTGAGAGCCTTTCGACAGTTGGAGGGAGCACGTGCACTCGTGTGTCTTCCAGCTGTCGGTGTACTCGATTTTCCTTGTGGTGTACAGTTCGCCGTCGATGACGAAACGCACTGTGGCGACACCCTTTGAACCGTCCTTGTTCGGCGTGGACACGCACATGTACACCGTCAGGAGCAGGTTGCGGTCGGTTGGCATTTTGAACGTTCCGACCAGAAAAGGCGCCGTGTACGCAGGATTGGATGATGCCTGCAGGTCCTTGTTCTCAGCAAGACGCGCGAGGATTCCCATGCTCGCTCCGTACGGGATGGCGAAATCCTGCGATGTGTTCCGCGATGCTGACTGCGTGCTCGTCGCACCGGCAGGGACGCGCATGTCCATCAGTCTCATGCATCCTGCCGGCAGGCCGGGAGCCACCGGGTTGACGGCGGGCGTGCCCTGCGTGACACCGACCACCACCTGGTTGTCCGCGTCGCCCTGGGAGATGTCGTGGGCTTTCAGCCAGATCCGGTCGATGCGTGGATTCGACGGGTCACCGGCGGGTACGGCCGGCGTCTGTCCTCCGTTCCAATATGCCTCCACGTAGCCGTCCGCGTCGCCGCGCGACGTGACCGCGCATCCGGCAGCCACATTGTAGCGCAGGTCGGTCCGGCCGGACACGTCCAATCCGCACACCACGCCCGTGCATTCCCATCGTGATTTGATGATGCGGCGATGCGTCAACGGGTCCAATCCGCTGCCATTCGAATCCGGCGCGA